TTGGCAATTGATCTCGAGGTCCTGGACAAGAACATTGACAAGCAGGTCAAGACTATAAACGCTGCCCAGGCTGCAGCTCTGACTATCGAGATCTCGGCAGGTTTTGTCGCAGGCCTGGAGGCAGGGGAGAAGAAGACAAGTTTCCTCCGGAGCTCCTCCGAAGAACTCACGGAGGTCCAGAAGGAAACAATCGAGAAGCTGTCAGCTGAATACTTCGGGTACATTGCTGAGTTCAACGAAGCTGCAGGTGAGCAGCTGAAAGACCGGGCCCGGGAGATCATCAAACAGGGAGGTCCGGAGCAGGACCTCAAGGACGAGATCCGGAAGTACGCAGAGGATATCTGGGGAGGATCGGAAACAGTTACCATTGACCGTACAGGCCAGACCCGGACCGTGATCGAGGTAGGCAAGGATCGAAAGCTCAGGAAGGTAGAAAAGGAGATCACGCGAGCCTATAAAACAAACGTGGATGCCTATGCCGATATGCTGGCAAGGACCTCGACTCACGGAGCATATGAAGAGGGCAGAGCAGCTGCATATCAAGAGGAAGGCCAGTCAATGTGGAGGTTTGTAGGGCCTGTGGATGAGAGGTCCAGGCCTGATCACTCTGCCCTTGTAGGAGAGCATTTCACTTATGGCACTCCCGAATCAGACATGGCCCTTCAGTTGCTTCATGAACCGAACTGCAGGCATCGAGCTATAGTCTATTTTGGGGATCCTGACCTGGACACACCTCAGGAAGAATATGAGAAGCAGAAGGAGAAAGCGGGCTTATATTACGATGAAGAAAAGGGGAAGTGGGCTTTCAAGGAATCTGGAAAGACTACAAAGAAGACCAAACAGAAGAAGGCTCCTGCAAAGAAAGAAACTGAAAAGAAGAAAGAAGAGACGAAACCAATTGAGATTAATCCAAAAACAACAGATATCGAAACTATCTTCAGAGAATACGAAAAGCCGATCAAGGATAACGACTTTGAAACGGCTGTCATCCTTGACAACAAAGGCAATTTCATATTTTCTAAAAAAGGAAACAAAAAAAGCGTTTCATTCACTGCTGAAGAGCTTGGAAAGGTTCGGGGTAATCAGCTCACTCACAATCATCCAAGGAACACTTCTTTTTCCTTAGGAGACGTTAAACTATCATCAACATATAACGTTACGGAAATCCGTGCCTGCGGGAAAAAGTATATTTACTCGATGAAACCTGGAGAAACTGGATGGAACAAAGAATACTTTAATAAGAAGATTAAACCTTTATACACAAAGCACTATAATGAAGTTTATTCGGACTTGTTTTCTCAAGCTATATCTGGGGAAATATCAGATGAAGAATGGGATCTCATGCAAAACCATATGGTATGGGAACGCGTCGCAGATGAATTAGGATTGATCTACAAGAAAACGGAGTGGTAATCATGGCTGAAGAAGAATATATTTTGGATGACTCTTCTGACTCTGAAATCATTTATAGCCCCGTATGTACACTCTGCAAACATTTTCGCCGTCAGAAAGAAATTAAATTCGATGGCCTGAATCCCATTCATGAACATAAGTGCGATGCCTTTCCAGACAGGATCCCTGACGAGATATGGAGAGGCGATAACGACCATAAGAAGCCTTTCCCTGGTGATCATGGGATCCAGTTTGAGCACGTCTAACTCATAATTTCTTTTTTCTCAACATCGGCTCTAAATTTTTGAATAATTGAACGTCCCACTCTTTTTAATATTTTTTAGACCCCTATATTTCCGATGGAAGTCTGTGGAAAATTCGACTTTCCTTTATATACTGCTTTTCGAAACTCTTCCTCATGATAATTATTTTTGGAGGTGCACCTGAACGAAACCACCTCTCATAACGAATCCTCTCAAATCTGCAGTCCAGAAGACTGAAGGCGGTCTGAGGATGGCTATCTGCAAGGCAGGTCAGTCTGCTTTCAACGACTGGGGAGACGAAGCCATCCTTTCCGAGGAGTTTCTCATTAAAGATCACCAGACTTGGGAAACCGGGAAGGTCAGCATCAACCACGAAAACAACAACGCTTTGCTCGGAAAAGCTACGATCAAAGACATCGAGTATGATGCAGAAACACAGCTTGTCTGGGCTACTTTCCCGGATCTGCCAGACAAAGCAAAGGACCTGATCAACTCTGAATTCTACGAAGGACTGAGTCAGGAATGCGTACCTCTTGAGATGGACGGAAACAAGATCCTAAAGGGGTACGGGCTCGGCGTAACGATTGTCACTTATCCATACAAACCAGCAGCAACACCAGAAATGGGCGTGGGCGTTCGTCCTACCGCCTCCATGTTTGCCGCTGTTGCATCGAAATATCCAGAATACAATACAGGAGGCGAAAAAACGCCAGAAGAAGACCTCAAAAAAATAATAGACGAACTGAAGTCCACAATCGACACTCTCAAGAGCGAGAATGCGAAGCTCGGAGAGGACCTCAAAGAGAAGGACAAGACCATGGAATCTACCGTCGAGAAGGCTGTAAAGGCTGCTCTTGAAAGCCATGATAAGGCAATCAAGGAAGCCAGCGAGTACAACGAGGCGGTCAAGGAGCTCTCCAGCTTCATGAAACCCGAAGATCTCGAAGGATTCCTGAGCTCGAAACCTGCTGCCGGAATAATCAGAGCAACCGCAGCTGCGATGAAGGCAACGGTTGCAAGCCACATAGGTTCATCCGGAGGCGGTGAAGGCGGCAAAGGTGGATCTGGAAAGGTTCAGAGCACTTGGGAAGCGGGAAAGGAAGTCTATGAGGCTGCCGGACTCACACTCGAAGATCTTGAAAAATATGGGGAGATTGAAGAATGACCGCAGTAACCGCAGGCATTGAAACTCTTTCTCGTCCCGGGGAGATTGTAGCCTACCCGGTGGCAGCATCCACAAAGATCTATAAAGGCACAATGGTCCAGCTCTCAAGCGGGTACGCTACCAGCATGACCAAAGCAGCCAGCCTGGTCTTTTGTGGAGTCGCTCTTGAAGACGTTGACAACTCCTCCGGGTCGGCTGGAGACAAAGTTGTCAGGTGTGCCAGGAAAGGTATTCACGAACTCGCTCTTGCATCGGCTGCAATCACAGATGTGGGCTCTGCCGTGTACGCTCTTGACAATGCAACTGTCACGAAGACCAGCACAGACGCAACTGAAGTCGGGAAGGCGGTCAAGTTTGAGAATTCAGGAAAGATCTTCATCGACATAGGAGGGAAGTGCTAATGGGCGTCAATGCACCATCTGATTTCCCGTATCACATAGTCAATACAGCGCGGACCACTTTCAACAAAGAATTCAGAGAAGGGAAGATTGACGAGTCCTGGAAGGACATCTGCACCCAGGTCCCTTCTACAAAGAGCAAGGAAACCTATGCCATGCTCGGGGCTACCCCGAAAATGAGAGAGTGGGTTGATGAGCGCCTGCCGAAACTCATCAAGGAGTACGGGTTCGAGATCATCAACAAGAAGTACGAGGCAAGTGTTGCTATCACGGAAGAGGCAATCGAGGACGACCAGACCGGGCAAATCATGCTTGCCATCAGGGACCTTGCAAACGAAGCTCGCAGGTTCCCAGGGGAAAAGGCTCTTGAAGTCCTTGTTGGCGGGGTTTCTGCCGAATGCTACGACGGACAGTACTTCTTTGACACAGATCACGAAGAAGGAAAGTCCGGAGTTCAGAGCAACGACCTTGCGCTTGAACTTACCTCGGCAAACCTGTCTACGAACCGCACCACTATGATGCGTTTCAAAGACGACCAAGGCAAAACAATGAACATCCAGGGTGACACTCTGGTTGTTCCTCCAGAACTCGAAGCTACCGCAATCGAGCTGACAGGTGCAGTTGAAATCGCAAGGTACGTTGCATCCGGAACGGACAAGATGCCCACCATCAATGTCCACAAAGGCAAGTACAATGTCATTACGAATCCGTTCATAACCGACGTGGACAGCTGGTACTTCGCCTGCACAAACCGCCCCACAAAACCACTCATCTATCAGACCAGGAGAAAGCCAAGGTTTATCATTCTTGGTGGAACAGGTTCTGTTTCTGACGACTGGTTCAACACTGGAGTAATCAAGATGGGCGTCGACAGCCGTTTCGGCATAGGATACGGAAACTGGCGCTACTGCATTGCAAACACCCCATCATAATCTTTTTTTGAGGTGCAATTCATGGCAGAAGGCGATTCGAGAAATCGGAAGTATCCCTTCGGTGTTGATGGTACTGAGATAGCAGCGTCTGATGATACCACAAAACCGGATTCTGGTTTTATCAACGTGGACGGAGCTGAATATTTCTGGCTGACAGGTTCGTATACTGGAGACAGTACTTCGGTCACGATCAACGTTTTGGGTTATGCAGATGAAAATGACAATGGAGACGTAATCAGAACTATGACCCTGGGAACCGGAGAGACTTCCGGAAAGATGATCATTGAAGGTGGGCTGCCTTTCGTGAAGATTGAGGGAATCAATGATGACGACACAAACCCGGCAACGTTAAAAGTGATCTTGAATATTGTCAGGTGATTTTTTTGATGCATCCTGCTCTGAAAAGAATTCGGGTTGTGGGGGATACAGTAACCGTCGATGTATCCGGAAAAAAGCTCGTACTGCCGACTCGGTTACGGGAAACCCTGATCGGTCACAACGAGTACACCCTGGATACTGACAATATTGCAGATCTTCCCTGGGGTGGTTCAAAGGCTTTCTCTGCACCTCCTGACAATGTACCAGGAACGGTCAGGATACTCAGTGGTGATGATTGCTATCTGATGCCTACTGACCAGAGTGCAAAATCAAAGGTTCTTAATGCGGGGTACCTGGCAAGCAAATCAGGACTCAGTGTAGACACAGGCAACATGACGATAACCGAAGAGTTCACCATTCAGAATGATTCTGATGGTGCGGATGTTCAGGTTATTGATGATTGTAGTAGTTTAACAAATCTGTCTGTATTATATGGAACTGGAGTTTTATCTTTAGGAGAAGATTGCGTAGTACTAACTGGAAGTACAGTTGAGTGGAATTTGGCGATTGATTTTTCAAGATCAGCGTCACTTGCAAACGGTTATAATTTTATTTTATTTGATATAAAGTGCAGTGTTTCATGTAATCTACGGGCAATATTACTAACTACTGCGCCTAATTATATTAGGTGGAGCGACGACTCTAGGTTCGCAATACAAGCTGATATATGGACAACTTTTGTACTTCCAATAAAAGCACCAAGTGGAACCACCGGCTCTGTCCCAACAGATAGTTCTGGAACATTCAATCCATCAAACATTACGAAATTATGGTTGGGTGTGTCAAATGCGTCTGGTGATATAGAAATTAGTATAAGACAAATTCGTGTTTGTAATGGCACGTGGGTAACTGGAGAAATATGTGTACCTGATGAACTGTATGACCTCATAGGGGCAGTAGATGGGGCATATGAAATACAATGTTCTACGTGGGATGTGTCTGAATATGGAAGCTCCAATTTTTTCAGACAGTATACTGATGGAACGCTTGATTCAAACACAGGGAAAGGCTATTATCTTGATGGGACAAAGGTGTGCAATGTTTTCGGTTCAGATTCTGACACTGCTCCATATGGGGCAGGCATATACCGAAAAGGACTACCTGGGGAAACTGCTGCGCTTGGAGAGCATTGTGACGGCCCTTCTACAATTACATATTCTGAGAACAGCGGAGTGAAAGGGAAGATAGGATTTGCCCTATATCTGCCTCCGTACGGTTCCGGAAATCCAAATTTGTCCAAAATACAATTGAAATTTTTGATATACTACGACGACAACGGGAAGACAACTTTTGAATTTTCGAATGATGACAACTTGAGCACCGGTCTGCAAAACTTGGCTCGCAAATGGATTGCAGTGTACGACCCCTCAGAACATGCTATAGATTATCTCTACTTCACTTCTGCCCCGAAATCCCTCGCATACAAACAAGAAGAAAACGGCGAAATTTCAGAAATACAGATTAATCCTGGAAATGGACAGATCTACAGACGGCAGATGACTTTTGCCGATCTAACCGCAGATGGCGATTCTGACATGATTCCTGACGTCCTGAGTGACGATCATCCAGGCAGTCTAATGAAATTGTTACAAGCTATGAGGTGAAACCTTGGTCAATGTATCACTCAACCGTATTTCTACAACTATAGCAACAGATGGCTCTCTCAAAGTACAGTTCCGCGACGAACTACATCCGATCACAGATGAAGATGGAAACCCAAAGCTGACCGGAGAAGTCGATGCCAATGATAACCCTGTCTATGAGTATGCTGTGATCAGTATCAAGGTGACCCCTGAAGATGTCACAGAGTCAGCCATCCAGGAATCACTTAATCTCGCATCTGACAAGGCGATGGTCCGGGCGAAAGCTGACGCTGAAAAGCAGGAGAAGAGACTTGCCCTCAAAGCACTTATGGATACAAGCCCCGTGGACGATCCCCAGACGATCTATGAAGGGGATGCCGAGGCTTATGTTTCATCCACGGAGCAGACAGAAAGCCTCTGAGGTGATAATATAATCACAAAATCTTCAATAGAAGCCGAGCTTCAGACAACCCTCGATGCAGGCTACACCGACACAATAATTTCAGAGATGATCGAGGATGAAACCGACCTGTTGAAACTGAAAACTCGCAGGACGACTTTCTCTGGATCTGCTGCACGCCTGGCAGATAAAGCAGTCCTGTACCTGGTCATTGATCGTCTTGCCTCGAGTGATAGAGGACTTATTGATGGAGCAATTGAGGAGATCACAGAGAACGGTGCAAAGATCAAGTTCTCGAATGGAAAAAGCCTGGAAACCTACAGGAAAGATGCAGAGTCCCTCATTCGAGATCTAAAGCTTCCGAACACTGCTTATCCCTCCGAGACAACATTTACGAACACAAGCATAGCCGCGGACTACACGCCTTCTGATGTTACTTTCTACGGGCCAAACCATGAAGATGTTTGAGATCTTTGACTACCCTCGACTAATACAAAAAATTACAATCATCGAAGAGTCTGTCAACCAGACAACAGGAGAAATCACTCCTGCTTCTGAAGCTGAACCTGTCACAATTTCCGGACACGTTTCAGACCTAACACAGCAAGAGCTCTCTGCCCTTGATACAGCTCTTGTGGAGCAGGGTGTGAGGAAGTTTGCAACCTCTGACGGTATCGATCTGGGGGATATGGTCCGGATCACAGAAGAAGATTCAAGCATTACAGACTGGAAGGTTGAACATTTGATGTATGAAGCTGCCCTGATAGCAAAGTACACAGGAGAAGCAAGAAAGACATATTTACTGAAAAGTCTCTAAAAAGACAAGCATACCTATATATAAAAATACTTAGATTGATTATTTTGTGAAACGGCTGTGTTATCTCGGCTACAACAGGCTTGGAGATATCTGCACTGCTGACTGTCCTGAACGTTCACGCTGTCAACAGAAGCGAGTTCCTCTTGTGATCGAAACAGCATCCACTAAATGTTCACCCCTTGAGCAGTCAAACATTACAGGAGTTTTCACGGTTAGTTTTTCGATTTCTGAAGTCTCACAAAACGCATTTCTTAACGGAGTACTTGATGACTGAAGATCTTGTCCAGGTCAGCTGCACAAATCCTAACTGTGACCAGCTTATCTGGATCACTAAAAAACAGAAACGGCAGTTCTTTTTAGACTATTTTTTAAGATACGGCCGGGTAGAATTTCCCTACTGCTGCAAGGCCTGCCAGGAAGAGCATATGAAGCTACTTTCTCAATCCTCACAGTTCGAACCTCAAGCCATGAAAGATAGGGGAACAGGGCTGGTCAGAAGTTGAACTTTCCTTTATATGCTGCTTTTTGAAAACGTTCCATTGGTGATACCATGGACTACAGTTCATACATACAAAGCGCAAGTCTTTTCGTTAGCGGCGTGCTCGTCCCTCTTCTGTATTCCGTATTAAAAGAGTACAAAAGTAACGCTGAGCTAACGAATCAGCTGAAAAAATATGCAAGTAACCTCTCTCTCCTGGAAATCGTGACGATCATGAGTGCAGTTGCAGATTGGATCAAAGATGGGTGTCCGGATGAGGGAGGTCAGGAAGTTCTGAAGAAGATCAGAGAAGCAGTCAGTAGTTGAGTGGATACATGAATCCTCCCGATGTCAGCCTCAAAGAGTATATAGAATCTCGGTTCGATGGACTGGAAAGACTGATCGACACAAAGTTTGAGAATGTTGAAGCCACAGCGAAAAAACAAACAGAAACACTGTGTACCCTGGAATGCAGGGTTGAAAGCTTGGAAAGATGGCGTTCCTATATTCTAGGCGCCTGTCTTGTCATAGGCTTTCTGGTTCAGTGGTTCTGGGAAAAGTTGATGTGAATGATCAAGTTTTCATCGAATTCTAAAAAAGTTCTTTCCCGGCTGGAGATTCGGAAAGCTACCCTGAAAGGGAAAGGTGAAAGAGGGATACTGCAGGCAAGTTTGTTCCTGGAAGCAAAGATCTCTGAGAAGATTTCTCTCGATCAGCTTGCCCCACCCCTCAAGGAAGAAACGATCAAGAGGAAAGGATCTTCTCGGTTACTCTTTGACAAAGGCTACCTGCTCCAGCAGATCGACCACAGGGTTTCCGGGCTGACTGCTGAGGTAGGCGTTTTTGATGGAAAAGAGAAAAGGGCGTACATTGCCCTTGTGCATGAGTATGGGTATCTGGAGGGAAACATTCCGGAGAGGTCCTTCATGCGGAGTTCTCTGGAAGAAAATAGAAAAGGGTTGAAGAAGATCTTCGTAAAAGCTGCGAAGTGATTACTTCTTCATGCCTTTTAATGCAAGTCCCATTACTACTACAAGAGCACCGGTCACAACCCCTAAGCTCAGCACAGTATTCTTGTTCTTATTTGACTCGGGTTCTTCAGTTTCGTTTGATTCCTGGATATCTCCAACAGCTCTACTCTCGGCAGTGATTTTCTCCTCCTCCTGTACCGGCAGGGTGGGAGCTCCGGAGATAGCAAAGGAACCATACCCGGGAGTTTCAGCTGAGAAGTACAGGAACTTATTGTCTTCTCCTGTTTGAGTTATGTTAAGTTCTGTCCAGGTGCCATCCTCATCGTCGTCCTCATCCTCATCCACATATCTGCTTAGAGTGATTGAGTCCTTCTTGATCTGCTCATCCTGGATCCAGGAATTTGCTACTTTAAAGACCAGACCGGGATTCTCTATGTTCTTTGAGGTTGCATATCCGGAGTTTCCAACCCAGACATTGAAGGATTTATAGACCTCTCCTTCTGGAAGTCCGGGGACCAGAGCAGACTTGTTCTTCAGCTGCTCGACAATAGTTGTCGTCTTTCCCGCGTTCCGGATCGCGTCGAAGTTCACGGAGACCACACAGGTTGCATTATTTTTGAACTCAAACTTAACGGCCTTACCGTTTGTGATGAAGACCTGGGAAAGCTCTTTCACTTCCACGTTCTTTGCAGGCTCGGGGGATCCTCCACCGCCCCCGCCTCCACCGCCACCACTACTGCTTCCACCGCTGCTCTTTTTCTCCACAGTTATTGTAGTAGTTTCTATGTCCGTGCCATTTGCATTGATTGCGGTCAGTTTAGCTTCGTAAGTCCCTCTGGAACTGTAAGTATAAACAAAGCTGGACTCATTAGAATCTTCGATTCCGTCATTGTTTACATCCCAGCTCCTTCCTGTTGAATTTTGGGAAAGGTCGGTAAAGAGGACTGTAAGGGGATAATAACCGCTGGTTTTATTTACTGTAAAATTTGCTGTGGGAAGAATATCATTATCACTTTCGTTTTCTTCTTCCTCTTTTTCCAGCACAGTTATAACAGCAGTTTCTGAATCAGTGCCATTCAAGTTGCTTACAGTCAGGTTAACAGTATAGCTTCCCATCTCTGAATAAGTATGAATTGGATTGTTTTCGGTTGAAGTAGCTCCGTCTCCAAAGTTCCAGTTCCATGAAGCAGCATTTTGAGAAACATCTGTAAACTGGACAGAAAGAGGAGCATCCCCTGTTGTGACGTTTGTATTGAAGTTCGCTACAGGATCTTGCTCTACTCTGGGAGTGACCAGGGGGAAATAATCAACATTTCCTTCGCTTATCTGGTATTCCTCTTCTGCAATCCCGTCTCCGTCAGTGTCCAGGTGAGTTTGAGAGAAACCATCTCCTGAAGGAGTGCCCCAGTAGTTGCCTCCGATGTATGGGCCGTCAATGATGTTTGTTCCCTCGACAGGAGAGCTTTCGTTCCAATGCCACACTTTAGGATTCCATTCATCAACTCCTACTTCTCCTGGGTTCATTCTAATATTCTCAGTGTTATTAAACACATTATTATACGCCTCACCAATTCTGCTAGCAGCTTCCATGATCAGACCAACATCACATCCCTGAACTGTATTTCCGGAAAATTCCCCGACTCCGCCTGGCACGTGCATGGAATCTATTCGAATGCCGTACTCCGCATCATATATTTTGTTGTCGCAAACTTCGACACCACTACCCCAAACATCGACTGCAGTTTCCCCACCATAAAACGTGTTATTATTAACAGTGTTTCCGTAACTGACTTCTTGTACAGTGATGGAAACGCCGCATCCATGGAAGATGTTACTACGAACGTGATTATTCCAGCCGAATTTTCCACTAATACTTACTCCGGTTTTTGTTATGTCGAACCCCTGAATAGTTATATTTTCAGTTACGTAATTTTCAACCTGGTTAAATCCACCAAAATCATCTGGCAGATTTTCCTTGAACCCATCGACTTGAGGATACCCATCTCCTAGAAATGTCAACTGTGGAACGGTAATGTTCACAGTTTCCGGATAGTTTCCTGGCTGCACAATAATGATATCACCAGAGGAAGCCTCATTCACCGCACTCTGGATTGTTGTATAGTTTCCAGGACCGTCGTCATCAACCGTAAAGGTTGTAGCTGCTGCACATCCAGCGAGGACCTGAACGGATAGAGCTACAGCGAATAGAATAGATAATAATTTTTTTGTCAGAATAACACCCCTACATTATTGATTTCGTTATTAAACACATCTTATAAGTTGGTTTTTATTTTTATTGACATGTTCGACTTTCCTTTAAATACTTCTTTTTCAAACCCTCCCCTGTGGAGCACCCACATTCTCAGACTAAAGAGGAGGACCCTCAAATTTGTCTCGCATGATTTCCGATCTACAGAAAAGAGAAGTTTTCAAAGCTATTCCTGCATCAGTGACTATCGGAGAAACGACAGCCACTGCATCAAAGATATGGTCAAACCAGAAACTGACCTCTTATCCTTCTATCACTCTCAACATTTCCCAAGACGGAATCCAACATTATTCCGACGTCGTTGATGGAGTTTTGTACTACCAGGCAACCCTGACCGTTCACGTTCTTGCAGAGACCTCCCAGGGGCTCTCTGGAGTAGTCCTGGCAGAAACCCTGGCCGGGGTGATCGCGGCCGGGATTGAAACCTGGGTGACTCCACTGACAGGAGACGTCCGGATCTTCGACCAGGAGAGCGACATCTCTTCAATCAGGAGCCTCGGAACCTCTGTAGAGGGCGTTACCGATCTTGTCCTTTCGATCAAAATCTATCATTCATGAGGTGAAACCATGGCTGAAACAAAAATAGACGACGGTATAGCAGCACTTAGAGAGCAGATCTCTGAGCTGACAGCTGAACTGCAAGAGACTCGTATGAGGAACATCGAGCTGGCAAGTCAGCTAGCAGCGGCCCAGGCTGAAAAAAACGAGATAAAAAACAGCCTGAAAACAGACTCGGGAAACCAGGAGATAATCCTGAAAAAAATCGAGAAAATGACGAACACAATCAACGAAAAAAGCGAAGCCGTCGATTCAATCCCTGAGGGCCTAACGGCGACAGAGGTAGCTGTAGTCCGGATCGCAAGGCAGGACGAAATAGAAAGAATTAAACTGGAAAAACAGAGGCTTAGAGACTTGCTTGGGGTGGAATGAAATGGTCGATGTACTTGATTCCCGTTCGGTAAGGTGGGCCGAATTCGTCCCAGAAACTACCCTTGGAACAACGCCTTCGAACCCAACAATGCAGGCCTTCCCTGGAGATCTCGTTAATTTCAAGATTGGAGGGCAGGCAGAGCTCGAGGAATATCCGTATCTGAAAGGACCCACGGACACGGACCCTCTCTCGAGCGGTAAGGCAATAAAGACAGGAGAAAGCCACAGCGTTTCTGTCACGCTAAAGGCATCGGCTCTCACTCTTTTGCCATATGTCCTGTGTGCTGCTACTCCATCGACTTACAACCCTGGAACTACGATCCTCCCGGTCAGCATTGGGGCAAAGATAGGCTCTGAATATTGCCTCATCTCCGGTGCGGTGCTCCAGTCCTGGACCTTGGATTTCAAGGATCAGAAATCAACTGCTGAACTGACCTTGGAGTTCCTTGGTGTAGACCGTACAGACTGGGATACAGATTACATTGGATCTGGATCCCATGCAGCTGCACCGAGTTCTGCGCCGTATACCATGTCAAGTCTGTCAAGTGTCTTGTATGACGCAGCAGACCCGGGAGATGCAGACATCACTCTCGAAAGTCTGAAACTCGGGATCTCGAACCAGATTAATCCTGTCATCGACCTGACAAAAGCATACCCATCAAAAATAGGGAACTGGGCTTATGGTCTTCGGGATATCTCCCTGGAAATGGGTTCAAGCTGCTCAGGCGTTTCTGTCCAGGATGATGTATTCGGGGGAGCGGCTCACACAGTAGCTTTCACACTAGGCGGGAAGACGTTCACGGTTTCAAACGTCGTTTGGACCAACGCTCCAGACGTTGAAGGTGGACCTGAAAATCTCATTGGTATGTCCCTCTCATGCGCTCCAAAGGCTGCAAGGCTGGCGATAGCATGAATATTTCTGATATTCCTCTCCGGAAAAACCCCAGTCATGGCTCTGTTAAGCGGGTTTCCAGGATCACGGAAGACTGGCTTCTGATGAAACTTGGAATCCAGGGGTTCCGGAAATTCAGCAGCCTGAAGAAAAAAGGACAAGATCTCAAACAGGCCATGTTTGGAGAAAATCCAGACCTGATGATTGAGTTTCTTGCCCTTCAGGACAGCATTGGAGAATTCCAAACTATCATGCTAGTGACCTCTTGGAACCTGCAGAAAATGCTCGGTTTTGAGGAGGACGCCACGGAAGATGAATACCAGAATCTCCTGAAAAGATGCATCGAAGCTCTTGGAGGTACAGCTGCCGATTTTTTTGGATCCTCGAATACCGGTTCGTCATCCCGGGAAAGAGAGGAGACGAAGGAGGAAATCCTGGAGGCCTAACGCTTGACGACATACTCGGAAGCGCTGTCTCAACTTTCAAGGAAGCGAGGCGGGCTTTCCGGGAACTCAACAACGGGAAAAAAGTGTATCTGTCATCATCCCTTGACGATTGCCTTCTATGTGAGGCATGGGGGATTTCGCAGGCCACACTGGACGATATGAGCGAGGAGGAGATACTCCTCAGAAAACTAGTGAGCAGAGCAAGAACGACCGAGGGGGAAGAAAAACGGCAACAATAACAGTAGCCAGAGACGGGACGGGGGATTACAACTGTGACGGATCAAATGACCATGTTGAGATCAATCAGGCTCTCGCGTGGGCAGCAGCGAATCCAGGGAACACTGTACACCTTAAAGGGCCCGCTACGTATTACATTGGTGATTCAATCATTATCGGTAGCGACACGACCCTTAGCGGGGATTCTGATGCTGTAGTCAAGGTACATACAGATTCACTCTGGTCATATGGTAAAGCGCTAATCAAACAAGATAGCCCGTCTGGTCCGGAGGGGTACATCAAGATTCACGGTTTTGAAATCGATGGCCAGGCCGATACTTTGATGAGTCTGCACGGAATCTCAAGAGGCGGTTCGTATTACATCATGATGTGGTTGTATTACGATGAAATCGAAATTTACGACATGTATCTTCACGACGGGACTGCAGACTTCATAAAAATTATGTATGCGGATGGAGTGTCCATCCACGATAATATAGCATACAAATCAGGTCACGAATTCGTATTTCTTCAGGCATCTCAAAATTTCGAGATGTACGGCAACAACGTCCGGTGCAAAACAGATTCTGCATGCAGGGCGTGGAACTCCAACCATCTGAGCATCCACGACAATGAGATATGGGCAATACATGAAATGGATGGGGGTGGGCCCGGACTCCAGATCCAGTATGGTAGCTCATCGAGTGGTTGGGGGTACATCATGGATGACGTCGAGATCTATAACAACCTCTTCCACAACACATATGGCCCCGGAATCGCGTTGGTCGGATATAACAACGGCGGTGGGATATATCCACTCACGGAAGCCTGCAACATATATATTCACAACAATATTTTTTATGACTGTGCCTCACAACAAACTTACAACTGGATGGGTGGGGTAACGGCTTGTGGTTTTGACAACGTCGTTATCGAAAACAATACATTTGATGGGTGTTATAACGTTGGTGTTTTTGTTCATCAGCCTACCGTTGGAGTTTCGGCCCCAGGAACCGGATATAGGATCTATGCAAAAAATAACATCATCGCAAATACCCGCTTAAGGGCTTATGATCCCTCTGGGACTGGAAACGGTGTTCAGAATGATATGCCAACGACGCATACTTTGACTTCTGAATACAACTGTTTCCACGGCAACGCTGGAAGCAACTACAAAAACGTTACCGCCTCTTCTACAGATCTATCCAGTGACCCACTTTTTTACGATCAGCCCAACCGCGATTATCATCTCAAAAGCCTGTATGGTCGCTGGAACGGTTCCTCCTGGGAAACAGACACCGTTCACTCCCCCTGCATCGATGCCGGAGACCCCTCCTCTGACTACTCAAATGAGCCTGCAAATGGGGGTAGGATCAATATTGGACGGTATGGAAACACAGATGAGGCATCGAAAAGCCTGGAGGGAACGACGACGGGGGGGATAATCTATGTAGGGTTTGGGACAGAGGACTACGTCTGCGATGGGTCAGACGACCAGGTTCAGATTCAGGCAGCACTCGACGCTGTGAAGAACAGCGCAGCATACAATACGGTATACCTCAATAGCGGAACGTATGAAATCACTCAGTCCCTGCATCTGCATTCCGGCATCAAACTGACTGGGGACTCCGGAGCATGTCTGAAACTTGTTGATAGTGCCGTATGGTCTAGGGATACCCCTATTATAGGACAGTCTACATCCAGCATTTACAATGTCGAAATATCAGGTTTCGAGATCGACGGGAACGCTGCGAACCAGTCAGAAGAAATATTTTCACTGTATTACGACCTCATCTTCCTGAATTATGCAGACAATGTCTTGATTCACGACATGAATCTGCATGACAACCTGAACGATGCAGTCAAAATTCAGAACGGATCTAACGCGCAGGTATACGACAACTGGATCGAGGAAACCGGAGACAACGGCATAAACTTCAATAAGTGTTCTTATGTGGAAGCTTACAGCAACCATATCACTACAAAAACGTTTACTGGAATCCGGATCTCAGACTCTAACCACGTAGAACTGTACGAAAATATAATCGAGGGATATGAAGGCTGTGGAGATGTCGCCGGTATTGCAGTAGTACATTCGTATACGGTTGTCATGGATGACATTGAAATCCGGGAAAACTACATTATAGACACTGATGGTGCAGGCATCCTAGCCATTAAAGGGGCAACGAGTGACGAGGCATTGACGGCTGCCTGCAATCTGCATATCCACCATAACATCATTGCCGGGTGTGGAAACCGGGATGATATCAACTACACAGGAGGAATAGCGACTAAGGGCTGGAATGACGTCCTGATAGAAAACAATGTCATAGACAGCTGTTTTCGATATGGGATTGCCGCGATCACAATGACCGGATACGAAGCAGCTTCCGGGACAGGATATGTAATTGAGGTTCGGAACAATATAATAACAAACATTCATGCAGGCGGTGTCGATCCATCCGGAACGGGGGTGGCTGTAGCGAACACCCTTACATCGACACATACAATCAACTGCCACCATAACGACACCTACAACTCGGCAGCTTCAAATTATGTTGATGTCACTCCCTCAAACGATATTCATGCCGATCCGCTATTCTACCAACCAACAGCTTATGACGACTACCACCTTAAGTCAAAAGCAGGTCGATGGGATATAGTGACCTGGGTTCGGGACGACGTTCATTCCCCCTGTATCGATGCCGGAGACCCGGCTTCTGACTACTCAAACGAGCTTGAGGGAAACGGGGGAAGAATCAATATAGGCCGATATGGGAATACCGCAGAGGCATCACTGTCATCGAGTGCTCCTATCCAGGAAGATTATTATACGGTCGCTCGGGAATCCGGGTACGATTTCTATTGTGACGGAGCAGATGACCATATCCAGATAAACCTGGCTCTTATCCAGGCTTCTAATTCGACGAGCACAAAAACGGTGCTCCTAAAACCAGGACTGTACACAATCAGCGACACAATTGACGTCCCAACCGGGATCACTCTTGCAGGTGAAGAGGGTGTGATCGTGCAGCTCGCTGCAGGCCTATCATGGGAAGCAAATCAAGCCCTGGTCCAGGTAGAGTACACCGCAGCCGATGTCCGAATTTCAGGTTTTGTCCTGGATGGAAATAGGGGGTCGTATCCAGGAATCGAGTCTGGGCAGTACTATCACAACCTGATCATGGCCTCGAATTGCACAGGCATCGAAATCGACAACATGACCCTGCGTAACAACCACAACGATGCGGTGAACCTGAATGCCTGTACTGAAGTGCGGTATCATGACAATGTTGTGGACCGTTGTGGCCATGATGGCCTGTATTGCACAGGTTGCTCTGATATCAAGACGTATAATAATGTGATCCAGTGCAGGACTAATTCAGGAATCCGGCTGTATAATTCAGACGATGCAGAGATCTACAACAATGAAATCTATGCAGCCGGAGAGGGAGGAGCAGGGATCCAGCTGCAGCAGTATGGCACTGGAGTGATGACAGATATTGTTGTCAGAAACAACCTGATACGTACAACAAAAGGACCTGGAATCTGGCTCTATGGAGGAGCTGCCTCGGATGTCTCAAACACTTATGCCCAGATCTATGACAACATCCTCTATGATGACGGTACCGGAGGAGCTGGGCAGTTCAACAGTGGCATTCTGGCATGGGGCTGGAACGCGGATATTGAGTACAATATCTTTGACGGTTGCTATGGCTCTGGAGTGCAGTGCAACCACGTTGCTGGATATACAGATTCAGAAGGTACCGGATATACAATCAATGTAGACAAATGTATAATATCAAATTCGCGTGACCCATTTTCGTTTTCAGTGAGGCATTACCTATCAGATGACCACGACGTCTCAGTTACGAACTGCTGCTTGTACAATTGTGATGGTGGAATGGTTGGAAACATCACCGCGTCTGGAAACGTCACCACAGATCCACTGTACAAAAGCCGTTCTACACGGGATTACACCCTTCTCTACGGGTCTCCGATGTACACCACGTTTGCGGGTCATACCGTCGGCCTGTTGTCCACCCCTGCTCAGGGATCTGAACCGATTGAGGACGAAGACGAACCAACTCCTGACTCAGTAGGAACTGAGGTCATCGACGGCAGGTCTGTCATCTACGCAGAATATGTTCCGGAATCTACCCTCGGGACTACTCCAGGAGCTCCAGTTTTCCGGTCCTTCCCTGGAGACCTGACAAAAATAGTGATCAGCTCAGGAGCAGAGTTTGACGAGTTCGAGGTCCTCCGGCCTTCCTCAGACGTGGACCGACTCAACTGTGGGGTAGCAGTCAAGACGGTAGAGAAGATGCACCAGGTGAAGGTCTACTGCAAACCGTCGAGTCTTGGTTTGTTAGGATATGCTATTTGTGCAGCGAATACTGCCAGTTACACGGCTCCGGGGACTTCTGTCTGGCCCTGTACCATAGGTGTCAGGGTAGGCTCAAAATATACAACCGTTAAGGGCTGTGTGTTGCAGGGAGCTAAATACGAATTCCGGGACATGAAGAGCACGGGCAATCTGGTTCTGACATTCTACGGTATATCCAGGACAGACTGGAGCACTACTGACTATGCTGCATCCGGATCCCATTCAACAGCACCAACTGCTGCACCGTATACCATGTCAAACCTGTCAAACATGCAGTACGACTCTGGGGACCCTGAGGAAAGGGGGATCACAATTGACTCGATCAGCTTCGGTTTCGAAAACAAAATTGATCCTGTTCTTTCAACTTCCGGTCTAGTTGACAGTAAAATCGTAGGCTGGAAATACGGAGCAGCATCTATCCCCTTGAAACTGGGTGTTTCCCTTACGGACACAACAATCCAGGACAGTGTCACGGCAGGGAATGCTCACACCGTTGCATTCACACTAGGTGGGAAAACGTTCACATTTTCGGGAATAAAGTGGACAAATGGTGTGGATCTGGACGCCGAAGCAGGGGCTGGTATTGGACTTGAACTCGAAGCAGCTGGAAAGTCTGTGAGGGCGGTGTTTGCATGAAGATTGGAGACATCGACCTGCCCTGTGTGACAGTCTTTAATGCAACTTCTGTCAAGCGGACAACTGAAACAATCTCTCCTCTCGGCACAAACCTGCACACGGTAGCTGAGTTTGAGCCGGACCCAGTCACATTGGAAATGTCCGGATCTCTCTTCAAAGAGTTTTCCGGAACAAAAACGGCTGACCAGTATGCCGAGGACCTCGCAGCTCTTGCCTCTAGGAAGTCGATCTGGAACTACATCCACAATGTCCAGGGACAGTATGGGTTTGTATCTGCCAGCTCCTGCAACGTGGATCCGCGAGAGAGGACGAAGGCCTTCAGAGACTTTTCTATTGATGGCCTATTCCTCCCCCTATCGGAATACTGGGGCAGAGTTGAAACTCATCCTGTTGTCCTGCAGAATGATTTTGGAATCACCCTGGAAGATTGCCAGAGCTGGACCACCTTGCCTGCAGGGTCCAGCTATGCAACTTCAGGATCCACACGAGAAGTAGATTCCGAGTACGGTAGTCTTGTCCAGACCTCCGGATCTTTCGCGAACTTCATGCCTGCAGGGAACATGGATGGAATAGGTGAAGTCCAGGTGTACGACGGTTCGCTCCGGATCCACTCAGCAGCTCACAGAGTTTCCGGAATTCTCACGGTCAAGAATGGCCTGTACTCGTTGGCAATAGACAAGGATCAGGGAACGATTTCTGTTTCCTACTGGTCTGGATCGGAGTATACTCTGATAGATGATTTTTCAGTTGATGATTTCACTTTTTTGTCCCTCCGGATCTGCAGGCCGTATATGGTAGAAGTGATTCTTTCCACCGGAGCAGAGGTCCTCCTGGAGGCAGGCAGACCTCCGCGAATTGCTACAGGTACTCTTACATGCTCGGAACTCTCCCCTTCGGATTCGAGCACGGATACTGAAAACTTCCTGTTTATGGATGCAGTTCTGTATAGTACAGGCCTGTATGTAGCAAGTGACCAGGACCTGGAGATCTCAGACGGAGTGATTTCAGGGCCCGGAAAAAAGTGGATTTTCAAGGCAGATATATTTGCTGCTGACGCAGTACAGGAAGCGATGAACTGTCTAGTAGACGGGCAGGCAGAATGGTATGTCTCCAAGAGGTGGTGAGACTGGCAGACGAGACAATTGAAAAATTGGTGTACGACCTCGAGGCAAAAGTCGACAAGGCTATTGCCGGCTTTGACAAGGTAGAGAAGTCTATCAACAACGTAGACAAGAAGATGGACAAGTCCTCGAAGGCTATGGAGAAAGGGGCTGCTCTCGTCGCTCGTGCCTGGCAGATGGTAGCTGTTGCCATTACGGCAGCAATTGCCCTGATGGCTCGGGCTACTGTTAAGAGTTCGGCTGATATGGAGTCCTATATGATCGTCCTGGAAAACCTCTATGGCGATCTGGAGACAGCCGGAGATAAAATGGAGTGGTTGCTGGACTTCGCGCAACGAACGCCTTTTGAGCTACCGGGTCTGGTCGACGCGATGACGAAGCTCAAAGCCTACGGGATCGAATTTGAGACTGTGATCGGAACTCTGGGAGATACAGCTTCCGCGATGAGCAAACCTCTCGACATGGCGGTAGAAGCACTGGCAGATGCCCAAACAGGAGAATTCGAACGGCTTAAAGAATTCGGGATTAAAGCGGTCGAGATTACAAAAAGCAACTACGAAGCCCTCGGGGCTACACAGGAACAGGTTGGTCTCACTGCATTAACCTATACGGACTCTCAGATGCAGCAGGCAATCAAGGTAATTGACCGAAATAACAGGGAAGCCATTACAACAGCCGTTACCGGGATATGGGACGAAAAATACAAAGGTGGAATGGAAGCACTCGCTTCATCTGCAAAGGGTATCTGGTCCAACATTGGAGATTCACTGTACAAAGGCCAGCTAGCATTCATGGGTTTTGACGAAGCTACGAAGGCCTTCCGGGAAGGTTCGCTTTTTGACCGGATGAAGACTAGCCTCGAAGGCCTGCTTGACGTAGTTCAAAACGTCGATTTCGAAGGGGCAGGAAAAGGAATTGAAAAATTTCTGGGTTGGATGGATAAAGGAAAGGAAATCGTACAGCCATTTGCAGAAAATGCCACAAGGCAAGCAAAAGCATTTGCTGGGATGGCAAAGGACATGGGCCGCGCACTCGGGACCGAAATACATACCGACTTGTCCGGACTTAAGCTTCTTCTCCGAGACGTTTATGTTGCCTTCTTGCTCCTTCAGGAAGGAGCTACAAGGGTTTACGAATATATCGATTCTCACAATTTTGCAGAACGTTTAATGTATGCACTGAGACTCACCGCCGAAGCGGCAAGTCTTACCTATATTACTATCAGAAACAAACTCGTTTCTGCCTTAGATATCATTATTGAGAAATACAACTCCATAGTCCCCATCTTACAGAAAGCAGGCTTTGATGCCGAAGTAATCTCTACGGACATGTTCAATCCCCTGAAGACTTCTGCAAAGGATGCTCATGAAACCGTCAAATCCGAAACAGAGCAGATGGTATCGGAATATCAGGCAGCGATCGATGAGATGCAGAACACCGCATCCGGAGCAGACATTGTCCCAGGAAAAAGAGCTTCATATGCTCAAATCATGGGCGTTGATGATGCAAAAGCCCTCCGCAAAGAGGCAGAAGCCAGGGGAGAAGATACCTCGTTTTTAAGTCAGGCATACAATCCGGAAATTGCTGCACGGTACAGCTTCAGAAATATCCCAGCAGCTGACATCCCAAAAGGAGGATCTATCCCTGCAGCTGCAGGCCTCCCAGCCGTAGCTACCGGACAGACCCAGACAGCACAGCAGGTTCAGACAAGCAAGTACACTGAGATACTGAAACAGATGATAGAGAGCACAAGTGAGATAATCAAAACCCTCAAGGAAGAGCCCCGGAAAGCCGATATCAGTATAGATATGGACATCACAACGAACCAAGACGTCAAGCAGTTTGAGAAGACAACATTACAAGCTGTTTCGGATGGTGTAAGGGGAAAAGCCCAGGTGGTCTAAAAAATGGGAACAGTACTCTATAAAGAATATAGTGCATTTGTGTCTCCAGTAAGTTTCATATTCGGGGGCTGGTCCGGAAATCAGCTTCTCAAAACCGTTGAGGAGTGGGGATCTGGAGTAGAGCTCGGAACTGGGATCGTCAACGCAAGCAGCCTGCCCACATCAGAAGGACTTGTACAGGATAGGGCTTTCGTTTGTCCACTTCCTCTATCTGCCAAAACAGTAATTGATGGGCCGGTATTCGGGAGTGTTGGGGCAAAGCTCTGGAATATGACCTCAGAGGATGGAGTTACACTGAAAAAAGTATATGTCAACATCTTCAAAAAAAACAGCTCGAATTCAGACACCTCACTCACTGGTGATGTCCTGGTCTGGTCCGGGACGAAATACCTGGACGGGGGAACATATCCTAACGAGGCAGTCACATCCACAGTAGTATACCCTTTCTGGACCACGGTAGACGATGAAGAAATCGAAAGGGACGAGAGGTTAGGGATGCGAATCAAATTATACGGATATGCTGCCTCCGGATACACAGACACAGGCAGAAACAGAATTTATGTTGCCTGTGATCAGAGTGATAAACAGACATTTTTTAGCGTACCGATTGCAGTGAGTGTGGACTAACGTGATATACCCACATTTCTTCTGGGACCCTCACAGCGGGGCATTCGTTGTCGTGGATACGATCCAGCAGCTATCGAGGACGCACACAAGTAGCTCACAGAGGTACACTCAAAGCTCTACAGGCCATAGAAAACAGGTAACCGCCAAGGATCTGCCTTCGGGATCATTTGAAGCGACGTTCTATAACACAAGTCTGACAATTGAGAGATACCTCGAATATATCACAGGCAAGGTAGTTCTCTTTGTGTATGGGCCTCGTGACCTTGCTTCATATATCACCATTCAAAACAACCAGGTTGTACACGCTTCGGGAAATACTCTGAAGGCCACATTTGACATGACTTTTCAGGGGCCTGTTAGAGGACATTTCAGAGACGTTTCGGATTCAAGATGTAGTGGGAGCGGGGCAGCCATCACGCGGGACACCCAGTCAGTCCTGAACGCGGCTGCAAAACTATCTGCACAGAACGATGTAATATGGTTTTCCGAGCAGCAAAACGTTGTGAAGCTTCCCTCGGGGGACTACCGGCTCTTTGCAAGAGTCAAGGACACTGCACAGGTGTCAAGTGATGTCAGGCTTGCCGTCTACGCTGATGGTACGTCCATAGCTACGACAACGAAGACGGCGGCGGCGTATTATCGAATTTTGCTCCTGGATTTTACAATAGGAGCTGCGCATAATAATAAGACCATATATTTCCAAGTGAGAAAAAACTCTACGGCTGCAAACAATATCTACGTTGATTTCCTGGGCTGTGTTGCAGTCCCATGATTACATCATACTTTGTCCAGCAGGGTCCTGATCTCTTCATCTTTCATCATGAGCTCGATGGCCCTCATCAATTTAGCTCGGGACTCGTCTACTTCCTGCATCGCCTCTATATCAAGAGGTAGCCCGCATCCGGCGCAGTATCGGGTGGTTGGTCCATTTTCCTTCCCACACCTAGCGCAAGTTCTGCTAATTAGTTCCGGGAGTTTCTCTTCTTTTGTTGATTTTCCATACATCCGGAGGATGGCTTCATCCGTATCCCTCCCAGAAAGGTGAACATAGACGGCGGGCATGTTCGATCCAGGGACCCACCCGAGATATGAGTCCATCTGAGCTTCAGTGAGGTGTTTTGCCAGCTCCGTGGCCCTGGAATGTCTGAAGAGATGATTGTATACTCTTTTTTCAATACCAGCCAGTTCAGCTGCTTTCTTGATAGCTTTATGTATCCCATCATGCCCCATCTGCTTTCCGCTATTTTTTCCAGTAAGATTGATGAAAAGAAAATCTTCCGGTTTCTTCCGATTAGGATGGTTGTCGATCCATGTGGATATATATGACATTGAAAACATTATTCTTGTTCTCCGAGGCCCGGTTTTCCCTTTGATTTCGATAACCGCCCCGTACTCGTCGAAGATCACATTCCGAATTTTCAGATTACCGAGTTCTCCGATTCTGGCACCAGAATCATATAGGAGTGAAATAAGAGCCTTGTCCCGGGGATTTTTTGCAGCTGCGATCATCCGTTTTATTTCCGATTCTGTTAGTAAGTTTTCTGGAAGTTTCTTTGATTTGAGTTTAGTGCTTGCTCGTATCCAGGAAGCAGCATTATTATCTCCTTGCAACCATCTGAAGAACTGTTTCAATATTGCTTTACGTTGCTGCTTTGTAGAATCCGCCAGGTCAGATCTCTCGACTCCCGCTACAATCCTCTGGACTTCCAGCTTATCCATTTGAATGAAGTCTTTTGTTAACTGTTCCGCAAATCGATGAAGAGTTGATACACAAGAGAGGATACGAAGACTTCCGACACCGTTTGCAAAAAGGTAATTTTCAAAATCGAGAATGGCTATTCTATTTGCTTCCGAATATTCTGCGGTTCGCACGCGATCTTCAGCCGCTGGTAGACCCCTGTTAATTTTAATATCATGTATACCCAT